CAGAAAAGTATCCCGAGCGACGAACCCGGAAGGAGTAGCCAGATCACCTGTGATCTTGATCGCAGGGGACCGTACAACCCGGCTAAGGGTTGCATCGGCTAGCTTCACAACACTCCAGAGACCGGCCCGATAGGCACGGTTTCTGAAGTCCATGAAGCGACTAATCAAGGCTGCATCACCGCGTGAGGTTGGAACCTCTGAACGGAGTCGTACGACGGACACATCAGTGCCGGCGTAGTACTCCTTTCCGCAAGACTCTCTGAAGTAGCCACTCCAGAATGACTTGTGCATGTTGACCTTGAATCCAAAAAGGTTCAAGTAATCAACAACGCGGTCCACCGCGCTTACAGGGACGACAATGTCGTCCCCGTAAACGCTGACACGCCCGGCGAGAAGCCGAGCGGATGGCTGGGCCGTCAGTTCACTTCCCATCGCGGCAATCACCGTAAAGATGATTGCCTCAATCGGAAAAGTGAGAGCTGATCCCATGGACGCGAATTTAGCGAGATCCTTCACGGACCCGTTAACATTCGCACTCCTAGACCTCGTCGCCATGACGAAGTCGCGCAGGTGTGGCCAACGGTGAAGCAGGTGAGAAACCAGCTCAACGTGGACACGATCAGACGCTTCACTCAAGTCGAGTGTTGCGAGGTCTCCAGAAATGGACCCTTCAAGGGCCAATTTCTGGTTCCTTTCCTGATCAGTGAAACCAAGAATCGCGCTGAGAGAGCTACCGGATACAATCCGGTAGATTTCTCTCTTTAGTCCCTGCTGTGCGTACTGCATAGTAGAGGGCTCAATTGCGATAATTCTTGGTGTCTTCTGCGTTTTCGGAACAGAAACTACCCTAACGGGAAGTTCCTGATCCATGGGAACGAGTTCACGGATGGGAGAGGCGGTAGAGTTCGCACTATACCGCCAGGCCGGAAAAACCTCATCGAGGCGCTCCGTCCAATATGAAAACTCCCAACGTTCCGGATGCGTTAGCTTTTCAGCAACAGCACCCGGGCCGTGACGCGGGATGAGAGAGAAGCTTGAAACGAGAGTTTCCAGCTCATCAAACATTCTGCCGAATAGCGATAGCGAGACGCTTTGAAAGCGCTCAAGCACATCATGAGGAATACCACCCTCATAATGCGTTCGCAATTCGTCGTCGGTACGGATGAAAGAATCGAACGCAGCCTGTACTCTCTTCGGGGTACATTCACGTTCGATCTTGTGAGACAGGTTTCCAACCTGCCGCACTGCCCAGATTGCGTTAGCATCCGGGCCATCCAAGAGATAGCCATCTTTGTCGAACACACGCAAGAGGAAACCTCGCATAAATGCGGGGAGCCCCCGAACCATCTTGAAGATGGATTCGTGTTGCGGCCATCTACCGGTATGAAGTCCTTTCTCAAGGGATTTAACCAGTAGGGGCAGGGTAATCGTGAGAAACGATTCACCTTCGTGTTCCGTTCGATGAATGAGCGTGAGCTCGTCCATCTTCGTGTCGGTGGCGCAAAATCGTCCTACGTCTTGTAGGACGGCCAGATGGAGAGTTACCAGGCTTTTCAAGGCCCCTCATTTCGGTGAGGTTGTCTTCCAGCCAGTAACTCGCTAACCCTTTCGCATCGAGGCTACCATGGCGAAAGCCGTGATCGAGATTGTAATCATGATCACGACTCCAACCAAAAGCAGCGTTTCGAGTGAGCTCACTTCTCACCCCCGGTAACCTTCTTGAGAAGGCTATTCGTGGATGCCTCGAGAGCGTTCGTCAGAGCAGCATAGAGATCCTCCACCGTGGTGGTGGTGGTCCCCTCAGGCTGCTGAAACGAAACGTTCACAGAGGGACGCTCACGCCGCTGAAGGCCCGTGAGGGCATCAGT